GCGGGGCGGGCGTCATCTGCCACCACTTCGTCTCGGCGACGTCCGTGGTGATCATGCGGTCGCGGCCGATCTGTACCGGCTGGTCGTCCTCGTCATCCGGGTAGCCGGACGCGAACAGGGCAGGGAACGCGCCGAAGTCCTGCGTCATCAGCCGGTCGGCGATCGTCTTGTTCACCCGGTCCTGCGCGTCGAGAACGTCCGAGATCTCCGAGACGCCCCCGGTGCGCAGCCGCGGGTTGTTCGGCAGCTCCGTGAGAGCAACCTCGCCGAGCGTGTTCCGAGCCGGCCACGACTCCCCGGCGACCTGGCGGCGGCGCCACTGCAGGTTCTCGATCCGGACCTCGCCCTTGGGCTTGTCGGTCTCGAACTTGTAGAGCCATGCCCCGTCGGTGGTCTTGACGTCCACGGTGGCGCACAGGGCGCCCGTCCAGTCGTCCACCCACAGCTTGAGGCCGGCGGCCTTCTTGCGGCGGTTCGAGCCAGGGACGTAGCCGATGATGGCCTGCGTCCCGTGCTCGATGTAGATGTTCGGGGTGTCGGTCCCGTTCGGCTCGACCAGCGTGTACGCCGTGCCGCCGATCGCAGCCTCGAGAAGACCCTTGTCGCTGTCCCCGTCGAGGTCGTTGGCCTGCCACAGCCGCCACGTGTCCTCGTCGGCCTGATCCTCACCCGGCAGCCGGAAGCCCTCGATCGACATCCGCTCGACCATCGCGTCACAGACCAGGCCCATGTAGTTCGACCGGGTCATGCGGAGGATGCGGCGGAACTCGGCGTGCGCCTGCGGAGCCAGCCACGGCAGCGGGTGCTCGCCGCGGTAGTAGTCGTCGAGTAGATCCAGGGCAGGGATGCGGTCGGCCAGTTCCCTGTGCAGCCGCCGCAGCCACCACTCAGGGGAACCCAGCACCGGCGCCGTAAGCGGCTGGCTCACGGGCGCCTCCTAGTAGCTGCGGACACGCCCGGAGACGCGAGTAAGTTGGGGCTTCTCGATGCCCCAGCCGGCCGCCAGGGCATCGGCGGCGGCTTCGTGGCACAGCACTGAAGTGACGCCGAGGTCGATCTTTTGCTGCTGCGACGGCTTGCCGAGGATGAAGCGATCGCCCGGCTTTGGGATCTTGCGGGCATTAGCGACATGCGCCGTAGTGACCGGGCAGCCGTCGTGCGTCAATGCCCTGCTTCGAAGGTCCGCTTCGAACCGGACAAGCGAAGCGTGCACTGCGCGCGTTCGGGTTTGGCCGCCCATCTGCCACGAAAAGAACGTGTCCGGGCCGTGCACCCGCTCCCACATCTCGATCTCGGTGATCCATGACGTGGGGTCGTGTGGGTCGTTGAATCCCGGGTCGCAGTAGACCCGCTCGAAGCGGTAGACGTCAGCCAACTCGGCCCAGGCGTCGTGCACTTGCAAGCGCGGGATCCGACCGCCGTGCTTGGCCGGATTCCAGATCATTGGCTCGTCGGTCGCGCGCCACCGGGGCGTGAACTGGAACCCCTGCGCGGTCTCTAGCCGAATTCCGGTCCAGTCGTCGTTCTCGGAGCCGTCGAAGCCGCCGCAGACGCTCGTTCCGGGCTCAGGAGGCGGCAGCCAGCGCACCGGCGTACGCCCCTTCCCACAGACCCTCGGGCAGCCAAGCGCCAGCACCCTGCACGACGCGGCCACCGAAGAACCGCTCAGCCTGCGCGGGGTCCTTCTCGATCAGTTCCGCAGCCTCGGCCTCGATGCTGTCGAGGTTCACGTGATCCGAGCCCGCGTAGACGAACTCGAGGATCCTGCGGCGCTGTCGCTTGTCCAGAAACCGCAGCTTTGGAGGCGGGACGCGATAGAACTTGAACACGTCCTCGGACTGCGTCTCAAAGGTGCGCTGACCGACGCTGTCTTCCGACGGATCCCACGGGTTCGTGTGCTCCATTGTGCGGCCACCCATGCCGGCCGCGCCGCGCCGCTGAGTCTCAGCGACCTTTCGCATCTTGTTTGCGGTCGTGTAGGTGCCCGACTCATCTTGCAGCGCGAAGCTGATCGGGTTGCCGAGACGAGAGAGGGCAGACGAGGTGACCGCGTCGATCCGGTCCATGTCCGGGTCGTCACTGTTGCCGACGATCCGAATGAAGTTCTCGCGGGGCTTGAGCGTGTGCTTCAGCGGCCCGAGATGGATCATCGACACCAGGGGGCGGTAGACGTTGTCCACCTGCTCCTGCGATGTCGCAGTGAGCTGGATCAGCGGCGAGGGGTGTCGAATGCCCTTCGGCTCACCGGCCTCGTAGTCGTAGTACCAGCCACAGGGGCACCCGCCGTCGCGCTTGCAGTCGTACCCCTCGCGGGCATTCGCCCAGCCGCCGAAGATGACAGGGCCGACAGCCTCAGCCGCCGTGACCGTGGCCGCATCCGGACCTTTGCCCGACTTCTGCGGCCCGACTACCAGCGTGCGCCGGTAGGTGAAGGCCTGGTTGAGGAGCGGGCGCTCAGGGATCCACTTCGCGTCCTCGCGGACCCGGTAGTGATTCGCCATCACCCAGAACTGCCAGTCGTACTTGCGGAAGGGCTTTCCACGTGAGAAGCCGTCCGGCACCCGGCAGTGCTGCTCGGTCCAGGCGTCTAGCAGGTCACCCAGCGTCGGGAAGTCGACCGTGCCGACCGAGTCACTGTGCATCAGCAGCGCGCAGCCGGCGGACTCGAGGGGCGGCAGGCTCAGACCGCGGCTCGGCCGCCTTGGCGGCGATCTCATCGACGGCGACCCGCCAGCCCATCTCCGCGAGGCCGGCCGTGGTCATGCCAATCTGGTCGGCGAAGCGGTGGAGCTGGCCGTAGAGCGCAGCACCCGCCTCCGGGTCCTCGCAGCGGACCTTGAGGCGAACCCACATCGCCACCGTCTGGACGCGCCATCGCTCAGAGGGGAGCGACCAGGCGCACGCCTGCGGGGTCGTCCATGCGTCGGCCCACACCGTCATCTCACGCTTCGAGGCGTCCGGCAAGGGGAAGTCGGGAACCGGGCCGCTGTAGCCCTCGGCCGGTAGAGCCTGGAGCGTGTAGCCCCGGGCGTCCGAGCGGCCGGACTGTGGGTCCGCTGGCGGACCGCTACGGTTTCGCGCGCCTCCACGTGACATCGCCTCAGCCGATCAGAAGTAGTTGTTCGTTGCCGCCGTTCGCGCCCTTCTCGGTGTTGCACCGGAGGTGCGCTAGGCGGACGTTGTCTGGGTCGTGGGCGCCGCCACGGATCAGGGGGACCACGTGGTCAAGTGACGGGCTCAGAGGGTGCGGCCACGCCTTGCTGGGCACCAACAGATTGCACAGGTGGCAGCGGTTGCGGTCGCGGTCGCGGATCTCAGCGAGGCGCACGGGGCGGCCGGTCGAAGCGCCCTTCTTGATGGCCTTGCGCCGGTGATAGTTGTCCCGGCGGCGGTCGTTCCAGGGCTGCACGTCCAGGCCGCTTGACCGCCGCGACCGGTTGTAGCAGGGGCCACAGAAGCCTTTCGCCCTCTTGGGACGTTCGCAGCCAGAGGTCGCGCAACCCGGCGCCTGACCGACGCGAGCGCAGCCAGGAGAGCAGAACTTGGCATCGCGCCGCTTGCCCGCCAGGGACGCATCGCACTGGATGCATAGACCGCTATTCACTTTGACTCCCCATGAGTGCGGAAAGCCCGCCGCATGGGGACGGCGGGCTCTCCTGACCCCCGGGGATCAGCCGGGGGCTGCTAACTGTGTGTGACTACGGCCGGAGGTCTGAACCCTCCGCACCATCGGCGCCTCTCCCGGCGGTCCCGCGTTGATCTTGGTTCAGGGGGTCACCCCCCACCCTTCGTCACGCTGAGTGAGCGCGGCGACCACCGTCAGCACGGTTGCAAGAAGCGCAGGTCAGCCCTTGCTTCGAGTGATCCCAGTCGAGCGCCATGCCCACGTGCATGGGTGTGCTGCACCACGGGCACGGTCGGCCGGGTCGCTTGGCTAGGTCGTGCAGGTCGTCTGCTCTGCGCCTGTCGTGCGCCCTGTCGTAGCCACGTTGTCGTGGTCCTGGTCGGGCGTGTTCGGCGCAGTGTCCGGTGGCGACGAGGGTCGGGCAGCCGGGGGTGGAGCAGACGTGGGCGGCCGGCATGGTCAGGCGGTAACGGTGCGGTTCTGCGCCACTGCACCGCGCCGCTCCAGCAGCCCATTCAGCCGCCACTCACACAGGTCCACGGTGTGCTGGGCTTGAGCAGTCGGCTCATGCTCGGCGATCTGCCGTGCGCCGCGTAGTTCGTTGAGTGCGTCGGTGATCTGGCGGTCGAGGTCGTCAGCCACGTCGCCCCCCAACGAGCACCCATCCGACGCCGAGCAGCGCCCCGACTGTGCCGAAGGCGGCGAGTGCGATGGCGGCGCAGACGTGCGACCACTCCAGGCGGTTGCGCATGGCCGCTCCTGAGGTGTGCGCCCTGCCGCGTCGTGCCGGAATCGAACCGACCTCGCCACTGAACCGGACTGGTTACCGGTCGCAGCCTCACCAGACGGCCAACGACGCGGCAGAGAGTTGTGCCCGATTACCGGTGCCGGGCGTACACCGCAGCTGCCTAGGTGTCGCGTTACCGGAGCCCTTGGGTCCGTCACGCTCCCCGCTGCCGGGAATCCTGAGTAAGCACACCGAGACACCTGCGGCTGTAGCGACCTAGAGCCGGTGCGGGTGTTATCCGCAGACGCAGGCCGTCTCGGTGTGCGGGTGCGGGCCGGCACGTCCTAGGAAGCCAGTCCGCAATCTCCAGGCTTTCAGGGCGAACCCTGGCCGGGAGCTTGCCCTGCGTCGCGCTCTTCCCCGGCACGGCGCAGGAGTCTGAACATGGCGAAAGCCCGCCTGGCTGGTGAACCTGAGGCTCAGACCGGGCGGGCTTCGGAGACAGGTCTAAGACCTATCGACGCCTAAGTTCGCATGGATAGTGACTGTCTGTCAAGTGGCCGCGTTGACGACTAGCGCCGGGCGGACACTGGCAAAGCGAGGTATGCCGAAAGCAGCGCCATCTCACTCATGCCCTGAGGGTGACTCATCCGGGCCGGTGTCGTCAACCCGCAGGCGCTTTAGTCCCCGGATTTGACCGAATCCGCGCTTCTCCTGATTTTTGCGCTGCTGCTTCAGAAGGAGTGCAGTTCCGTGGTTGTGTCGGTTCTCGCCTCGGTCGTGAGCGTTGAGCTTCCGGCGCCGCGATCGACGTTTATGGTCAGCGGTCATCGAACTCCCCAGAGGATTATCGAAGTGAACGCCGCGAAGCCACCCACCGCGCAGAGCAGGGTGGTGATCAGCATCCAACGCGGCAGTTTTTGCTTGTAGCTCACCTCGCCTAAGACGCGAGCGCCAGCCGTCAGGGTGCCCGGCTCGACCTCCGTCAGCCCGGCGTCCCTTATGACTGTGTCCATCGCTTCGACGTCGGCCGGACGCCCACCGAGTACAACTACGCGACCGTGCTGGATCCCGAATGCGAAAAGGGCTGCATGCACGGCCTGCGCCGCAGCCTTGTGTCGAGACATCTTCACGTTCGTATTCAGCACGATCCGCACCTCAGGAGGTGTCACGACGCCTTCCTCTCACCCTCGCCGACGATGACCTCCAGTAGATCGCCCAACCGGATCATCGTGCCTGTGTGGTAGGCGATCTTCCCGCGCTTGATGTATCCCCGGATGCTGGCCTGCGTGACCGTGATCCCGCCGACCTCGCCCATCATCTCCGAGGCTTCCTTCACGCCGAACAGGTAGTCCTCGGACTTCTTGAGTAGCCACGCACGGCGGTCGCGTACCTCATGCGTCACCCCACAGACCTTGCATACCGTCTCGCTAGCCCCAGGCTTTGCCCAGACCTCCTCCAGACACGTGACGTCGCGGCCTTCCTCATCGGGTGTCGGCACCATGCACACCCCGAGATAGATCCTGTCCGCTGGGCGGTCCACTGCACGCCGCGCCTGGTGGATCGCGTCAGTCACCTCGTCCACCAGCTCGACGACGGCAGGGTGCCGGCGGATCGCGTCGATGTGCCGCAGCAGCGCGAACGCGGCATGCACGGACGGACCGGGCGGCGCGGGTGTGCTCAGGTGCTCGCTAACCACATCCCGAGCCCACGTCGTCAGCGTGTTCTGCAAGTCGTCGGCCGCGTTCATGGCCCCGACGTTGATCGGCGTGCGCTCCCGTGCCAACCCACCCGGCCCAGCGTTGCCGATGCGGCTCATCTTCGAGAGAGCTACGTCCAGGTCGGCGACGATGCTGGCCACGTCGCCCAAATCTCGCTCCAACCGATCGCAGCACCGCGAGCAGAGCAACGACAGCGACTGCTCGGCCGAACAAACCGGGCACGTTCCACTCATGCTGCTGCTCGTTTCTGCTCGTTGACGGGTGGGACGCAAGACAGGTCGGTCACGGCTGTACCATCCACTGCACCGAGTGTGGTCCGGGTACGACTGTTTTCCTGTCGGCGGCATACACGCGGTAGGTGAAAGAGTCGGCGGTGATCTCATGGAATTTCGCCACCCGCTGCCCAGTCCACAATCTGACGCGGACTACCGGCTTAACTCCCAGCGAGTGTGGGACCGTTACGAATCCGTCATCGTCCGTGCAGAATTCGCCACTCTCCCACTCATCGCTCATCGGAGCTGTGCATTGTGCGAAATGACTACCGATTCGGCGAGTCCGGGGGAATCCATCACGCCAATCAGCGGGTCGGCTTCCGATGGCTGGTCGCCAATCTCGGCGTAGATCGTTCTGCCGACTCGGCGACCCTGCCGCCAACGCAGCTTCTGGAGTTCTTCGCCACTAGGGCGCGGCGCTGGCGGAGTGACCCAGACGTTCACGACGTTCACGATGCCTCCTAGGCAGCGTTGTGGGCGGTTATTGATTGTCAGCAGGTCGTTTGAGGCGTCTGTGTTGGTCACTTCTTCCCCCGCATCTTGGCGACGATCCCGGCGACCGCTTCTGCGGCGCCGTACACAACGAGTCCGATGCCGACGCCGATGGAGGCGAGCAGGACGACGGGCAGCGCGCAGAGGCTGATGGCGGCGACGAGTGGAGCGTCCTTGGCCCAGCCGGCGCGTCGGGCGGGGTTGGCGAGCGCGCCCCACCTCACGCCGGTCCAGTACAGCCAGCGCCGAACGGTGGGCACGCCGAGTTCGCGCAGGCAGCGGCGGAAGATGCCGTCGGTGTCACGGGAGTTGGCAGGCGGCGGCCCGTCTGGAGCTGGCTCGCTGCAGTGCGGGTTGTGCAAGTCGTGCCAGTAGTCGTCGAGGTGCACACACAGCCAGTCGTGCAGGATCGCGGCCCGATCCCCGACGCCCGCGATCGGCACGAGCCACGTCAGGAAGCTGGGCACCGAGGCGAGGTCGGTGTCGAACGCTGCGGGCACGGTGAACGTCTCGTCGCGCCCGTGGTAGGTGAGTGGCTGCGTGAGGACGTAGGTGCCGTCTTCGCGGATGTAGGCGTAGACGTCGGGGGAGTCGAAGGGCATCAGTAGAACTCCAGGCGCTCGCCAGCATTCGCAGCGGCGTAGCACCCGTCGATGAACTGCTGCGTCTTGGTCCTGATGTTGCCGAGATGACCGCCACCGTCTGCGTCATCGTCGATTGCTGGCAGTAGCTCCATCAGCCGGTCGGCTAGTAGTCGGCAGTGCTCGGGCTCGATGTGGCCCTCGCAGTCGCTGTGCATGAGCAGGAACAACAGCGGGTCGGGACCGAGCGTGTTGCAGGGAACGGCGTCCCACTCGCCGTAGAGGTTCTTCTCTTCGACGTGGCCCCAGTCGAGGTAGATCGTGCGGTCTTCCACCTCGTAGCCCGCAGCCTTCGCCAGTGCGTTGCGGAAACGGGTGAAAGCGCCGTATGCGCCGTGCCATGCGTCGTGCGTTGTGTCGAGTCCCATTTTCCCCTCAGCGCCTCTCTGCCGTTTCCAGGCTGCCCGGATACCCGCCAGCCCCTCCCAATCGCTCCTGCGCCCTCTCAGCCCCCTTCACGACGCCTTCCTCGATCCGTCACTGTGTCCAGCACCGCCCTGGGGAGGTGTCATCGGCTCGGGCAAGCTCAGCGCCGGGTGATAGCCGCCGTCCCGAGGTGCGCGCCAGCCTTGGCTCTGGAATCCGAACCCAGCGATGGTGGCCGGGTCGCCGAACGTGGAGGACCGCTCGGAACTCCCGCCACCGCTGGCTTCTAGGCGCGGTCCGTCATCGGTCGTTGTCTGGTCGGGTCGTTTCCGCCAGGCGTGCAACTCAATGTCGATGACGTCCCGGCCGCGCCAGTACAAGTTGAGCCTCACGACGCCTTCCTCGCCTTCTGTGCCCGGTGTTCCCGACCGTGGCGGGTTTGTGCGGCGGACAGGCAGCAGGCGACGTCGGCAGCCGAGCCGTAGACGACGACGGACCGTCCGCACCTCGGGCATGTCCAGCGGTCTTGGGAGACGACGCTCATCACTTGCCGACCCAGAGCGGATCGCCGTTGTTCTTCTCGTCGCGCTCCTGCTGGAGTCGCCGCCGCCAGTCGGCGCGCGGCTGGTGGTAGCGGGCGATCTGCTCCTCGCGCCTTGCAGCCCGGTAAACCTCCGGTTCGGTCTCCTTGTCGACGGTCTCCCAGTCGTAGTCGAAGTCGTCGCAGGTCCACTCGCCGCAGACCGGGTAGTAGACGACGTACCTTTCCTCGCTCATGGCGTGACTCCTGCACTGACGGTGACGGTGGTCGTTGCGGGTGCTGCGGTGACGGTCTCGGTTGCCGTCGCGGTCGTGGTGGCCGTGACGGTGGCCGTGGTGGTCGTCGTCGCGTGCAGGACGGTGGTCGGCCCGGCTACGTGCACGGTGCGCCAGTCCGTCGCGTGCGCGGTCTCGGTCACCACGACGGCGATCGGCGGCAGGTCGGGCAGCGTGGCCGGTGCGGCGCTGGAGGTGGCGGCGGTGGGCGCCGTGTAGGTGGCGACCTCGGCGTGCGGGGCGGTCCACAGGGCGGCGCCGACGACGATTCCGGCTGCGGTGAGCGCGACGGCGGCGACGATGAGCCGGTCCCGCGTGGTGAGCCGGCGGGTGGGTGGCGGCGGGCGACGGTGGTTGGTCACGGCTCGGGGTCGATCTCGCCAGCGCGGAACCTAACGAGCTCACCTGCGGCGTGCAGCCCCTGCGTGTAGTCGGTCAGGAAGCCGGACTCCCGCTGTGAGAGAGGGGTGAATCCCTCCAGCGCGTTCGCGACCAGTCGCAGTTCCTCCGCTGCCCGCCGCCTGCACTCGGCCTCCACAACCGGCAGGAGCGCGTCGGCCGCGGCAAGGTGCTCGTCGCGGGTGAGCGCCTGCCCGGTGCCTGCGTCGGGGAACCAGTACGCGAGCTTGTCGGCCAGCGCCTCCCGAAGCTCTCGGTCGTCGCTCACGACGGCTCACCAAGCGCGCGGCGAAGGTCGAGCGCAGCGTCGGCGAACGACTCGGCGCGCGGGATTTCGTGCAACTCTTCGCCGAGTCGCTTGTACTGCACCGCCAGCTTCTCCACCCGCCGTAGCCGTTCGCGGTCGGTGTCCCGGTCGGCCAGGAGCCGGCGCACGGCATCAGTGAGGGCGTAAGAACCGACGACGGCAGCGACGATCAACGCAGCGTCCTCGACGCCGACGTTGGTCGCGATCACGTTGACTCCGCGACCGTCGACGATTAGGTGTTCCCCTGCCTGCATCCACGGCCCGGGTGTGGCCTCCTCCCGCGCCTGGTCGAGTTGGTCGCAGAGTGCGAGCAGCCCGTCCGTCGCCGCGTCCCCGCTCACCGCTCGCCTCCCGTGGCCTCGCCCACGACAGCGCGGATGCGGTGGGCTGCGTCTCTGCCGGTCAGTCGTGCCTCCACGGACGACCACTGACCCGCTTCCGCCTCCAACTCCTCCGCCAGCGCGAGCATCGCCCCCGGCAGCCCGGTGTCGTGGGGTATAGGAGCGCCGTACTGCCCCTCTGACGCCTCGTACGCGGCGGCCGATGACGCGGCGCGGTGCTCCCCCGCCAGCCCGGTGTCGGCGCGGAAGTCGTGCACCATCTCGCCGTCGCCCTCGTGCTCGGCCCGGTCGTAGCCGCAGACGACGCACGCCAGCCCGGTGTCGGGTCCGGCGCAGACAGCGACCGCGGCGGCCCCAGCCAGTTCGGCGACGTAGCGATCCTCGGCGGCCCGATGCTGTGCCGCGACGTCGTCCCCGGGCGGTGTCCGTGGGAACTCCTGTGCTCGCGCTGCCTCGTCTTCGATCGCGTCGACCCGCCGCTGCTCGGCGTCGCTGAGCGGGATCACCGGGTAGTGGTGGTTCGGCCCGATGGTGTCTTCCGAGGTGTGCTCATTCCACGGCTTCCCGCAACGACACGGGGCCTCGGCAATACTCCTGCTCTCGCTCATGTCGCTCTCCTGCTGGTGTCGGGGTGTGGGGATGTGGTCGGGGATGCAGCGGACGGCGGCGTACACGGCCGGCGGGATGGGGTCGGTCACGGGTGTGCTGCTTCCAGGTATCCGCACCAACGGCAGCCGTCCTCGGGGCGCTGCCGGTCGCCCGTGACGTAGGGATGCAAGGACGGCTCAGCCCAGGAGTGCCGACCACCGTGACCAGGCGGCTCGGTGCAGGTGGCCGTCCGGTGGTAGTTCAGCTCGTTGCACCAGTTGCACTCGGTCCCGCTCATCCCGTCTCTCCCTCACTTCTCATGTTCTGCCTGTCGCGCTTGATCCGTGCGACTTCCCGCGCCGCCTCGGCCAGCACGGTCTTGCGGTGCGCCCCGTCCGACCCGCTGCCCTGCAAGGGAGGAGGTGGGCTCGTGCAGCCGGCGAGCCAGTCGGCCCAGTCGACGATGGAGTCGGCGAAGGCGACGTGTGCCCCAGTGGCGGCCCATTCGACTTCGGCGGTGTGGGCGGAGAGATGGGCGAGGACGGCGAACCTCAGCTCAGGGCGGCTTGGCCTGGTCGTCATACCGGACGCCCAAGAAGACGGCAGCCGATGATCTGACCGCGTGCGTCGCGGACCTCCATAAATGGCACCAGGAAGTCCTCACGCGGGTAAGCCAGCGCGCAGGGCAGGCTGACGATGTACCACGTGCCGGGGATCTTCTTCGGCGGGTTGTTCAGGTGGTGGTACTCGACCAGCTCGACCGGCGCGGGCACGTCGGGGTAGTGCTGCGTCCCGAGTTCGATCGTGCCGAGACGGAGCACGGTTCCCGACGCCGGGAAGTTGACGTGTACGTCGCCGCTCTCGCTCATCACGGTCACGTCATGCGGGGTCAGGTTGACGACGCTCACAGCCCTGCACCTCCACAGCGAGTGCACCAGTAGTGGGTTCCGGTCCACGCGGTGCGATGACCGCGGATCCGGCAGAAGATCCAGGCGATTGCGTAACGAGGATCACGGCGGTAGGCGTAGGGGGCTCTCACGACACTGCCTTTGCCATCGGTCCGCAGCGGGGGCAGCGGGCGAGTCCGGTAGGGGTTTCGATCCAGCGGTCGTCGCACTCGCCGCAGAGGTCGCGGACGACGGTGAGGGTGCGGTAGTCGGGGAGTTGTTCGGCCCGCTGTCTGTTGAGCGCCTTCTGCTTCTGACAACCACCGCACTTAGGCGGGACCGGATCGTTCGCGTGGTCTGGACAGTTGTCGGGATAGAGGGGGGGCGTCGTGGGAGCGACTCCGGAGGACGGCCCCCCCTCTTCTCCATCACTCATCTCCCAACTCACCTCACCTCCCCCTCTACTCGTGGGTGAGACACTCACGAGACCCTCATGAGGGTTTCCGGAGACCTTGGCGTGATCGGCTGCGCGGTCCTCCAGCCACTTCCGATGAGCGCCCGGTTCATGCTTCGGGCAGGGCACGATCCGGGCCTTCGACGGGTGCTGCGGCTTCTGGTGGTCGGACCAGTTCAGGACGTGCAGGTAGCGCTTGCCCTCGAACTCGTAGCGGCAGGTTGAGCCGGCCCGCTCGTACAGGTCGAGCCAGTGCCCCATGAGCTGCGGGGTGACGTCGTCGTCGAGCGGGTAGCAGTCGGCGGCGATCACCTTGGCGTTGTCGATGCCCCGGCCGTAGTCGTCGAGGTAGCCCCACAGGAGCACCCACGTGTAGCGGGCCTCGCGGTCCCACTTGGCGGCGGTCTCGGAGGTCCGGAGGCCGGGGGAGACGGAGCGGATGCGGGCCATCAGACGGTCCGCTGGGCGAGGTATGCGTCGCGTCGAGCGACGTCATCGGGGTTTGGTTCGTTCCAGTCGTCGTAGAAGACGTCAAGCGGACAGTGGCGCCCCGTCGCTTCGGGCTCACCATCACAAAGCTGTGGGCATCGAGACCAGAAACACTCGCCATCACGATCGCCGTGGCATCGCGGCGGGTCTAGCTTGCTGTCAGGGTTCGGGGATACGATGCTCACCGAAGCCCTCCCTTCCGGTTGAGTCGGAACGTGAGGGTCAGAGGTCCGTCCCGGTGTGCTACCACCAAATGGGGCGGGCCTCGTCTTTTCTGCGCCCTCATCATACGCCATTGAGGTATGTCTCCGGGGCGATTCCGCAGACCTCACGCGACTTCCCCATCCACATATCCGGGCGCGTTGTCCACACGTTCTGCACACGCGGCGATGGCGTCGACACGGGCCATTTCCGCCACCCGATCCGCGACCGACGGCGACCATTCCGGGCAGCACTTCATCGTCTCGGCGAGGGCGGCGCGGTGCCAGGCGGTGAGGGGGTCGGTCACAACACGGTCCATTCGTCGCCCTCGTTTTCGGGCCAAAAGTCGGGTGTGCCGAGCGGGGCACACCACACCGCGCCGTCACTGCGCCGCATCACGGACCGCACAGTGACTTCGGAGGCGTCGAGCTTGAGCACCCGGAACTCCGCCTCGGGCAGCCAGCCGCTGAGATAGGACGGCTCGGTCATGACTGCTCACACTTCTCGTGCTGGCGCCCATCTCGACGGGCGCGAAAGGCGTACTTGCGGAATGGCCCGGTCCAGCCGCACGTGCAGAAACCGAACCACCAACTGAGCGTCTCGATGCTGGTGATGTGCCTTTCGTTGCTCATCCCGTCGCCTTCTTCTTCCGTCGCTCCCGGGCCTCATCGGCGGCGATGCGGCACGCCTGGCACGGCTTCTCACCGCGCCGCAGATGGGTGACGTAGCCGCCCTCTTTGCCGTGGTTGATCTCGCGCTGCTTCGGTGGCCGGCCCCGCTGGCTGCCCATCGGCTCACGGAACGCGGGCAGCAGCTCACCGTCGCGGATGCCGGAGTCCTTCTTGCGGTCCACAGCAGCCCGGCACTTGATGGCGACAGGGCAGGACGCGCAAATGGTCTTGGCGTCGTCGTGGCGCTGCTTACGGCGGTCCGGTGATTCGCCCTCGACGGTGGCATCCCAAAGTGTCAGGTCGGGCGAGTGTGAGCAGGCCGCGTCACGTCGCCAGTCCTCGTTGGCGATGGAGCGCATGTCATCCCAGATGGTGCTCACGGATTCCTCCAGCGCTCGTCGATGATGGGGGTGACCTGCTGCGAGCCGGCGAGGAATGCGGCGTGGGCGCGGTCGTGGGCGTGCATGCGTTCCAGCAGGCGGGCCACGTGCGTCTTGACCGTGCCTTCGCTGACCTGGAGGCGGCGGCTGATCTGCACGTTGGTGCGGCCCGCGCAGATGAGGTCCAGCACGTCGGCCTGGCGCGGAGTGATGACGACGGTGCGGGGCTTCTCGACGAGGACCGGGGCACGCCAGGTGGTCATGCGGCGGCGCTCGCGGTGAGCTGTTCGAGGAGTTGGCTGCCGATGAACTCCGAGTACGCCGGCGGTATGGCCTCGGACAGTTCGTTGCCGGTCATCCAGTCGATGCCCATTGCCGCGGGGCCGACGTAGGTGCCGACATCGCCCGTGATGGACACGTGCCAGCCCTGGTCCCACAACTCCCGCCGGCGCTTCGTCGCGGTCCGGATGACGTGCTTCGGGTGTCCCGGCGAGAGCAACGCGGCGTTGGACTCGAAGCGGCGGTGTCGGTAGGTGCGCAGCCCGAACATGCCGCCGCAGAGGACGATGCTGCGGTCCTTGATGAGCGGCGCCGTCATCACGTTCTCGATGACGTAGGGCAGCCCCGTTAGGTCGAGTGCGGCCCTGGTGACGGCAACGAGGTCCGGGTGCTCGTCAGCGCTCTTGGTGCTCGGCAGCGCGTTGAGCGGGGAGTACGCCTGACACGGCGGCGAGGCGTGGATCACGTCGAACTCCCGCCAGTGCTGCAACAGGTAGTGGATCGCGTCGCCCTGGTGGAACTCGAACGGGTACCGCGGCTGCGGCTTGATGTCCACGCCGACAACCTCGAATCCGGCGCGTGCGTAGCCGGCCGCGGCACCGCCCGCACAGCAGAACAGGTCGAGCAGCCGAGGCCTCACGAGTGCCACTCCGACTTCTGGGGATGCGCGCACGCGCACGGCTCCTCGTCCCAGAGCTTCGACCAGCAGTCGCGGCAGACCGGCCTGCTGTCGGGCTGGTCCCAGTGCCACGTCTGGGTAGACCAGGGGTGACCACACTCAGCGCATGGCGGGCGCAGGCGAGGTCTGTCGCTCACGCCGCCACCTGCTCACCGCGGACGGCCGGCGAGACCGTGAACGTGACACCGGGAACGTTGCCGTCGTGCGGGTAGACCTTGCTGACGTGCTCGGTGACGAACTGTGAGTCGTCGACCACGCCGCCGCCCATGACGATCGCGTCCTCCAGCGCCCGCACGAGGTGGCTCAAGTCGGGACGACGGTCGGGTGCCCAGCGGCTCTTGGGCGCCGACTTCGGGCGCGGCATGGTGAACGTGGCGGTGAGCACCATCGGCCCGTCCAGCGGCTCGGTGATGCCCTCGTCGCCCATCGCCCAGCGGACCTGTTGGGCGACCATCTGCCGCCACGGGTGCAGGGCCTTCGCGTTGGCGTGAACGGACGGGCGGCCGGTGCCGAGGGAACGGATCGCACCCTGAGGAACCGGCACGCCGAGCACGGTGACGGTCAGCGCGGTCACGGAGCCCAGCCCTTCGCCCCGGTGAGCCAGAGGACGGCCTCGAGGACGTACGTGCCCAGCCACAGCGCGAGGGCGGTGAGCGGGGTCACTGGACGCCGTCCAGAAGCTCTAGGATCTCGTCAGCATCAGCGAGCCATGCGCCAGGAAAGTGGTCCAGCGGGTCGACCTCCGCGCCGTACTTGGACTCCAGGAGGCGCGCCACCTTCTCCCGTGCTGGGACGTCTGTCGGCTCCCACTCCCAGGTGGCGTATTCGTTCTCCCAGCGGTGCGGCATGGAGTGCTCAGCCTCGCGCTGGCAGATAACATGCGCCGGTGAGCCAGGCTCATGCTGTCCACACGGGGCGCTCACTGGTCGACTCCGGGGATCTGCGCGACGTCGGGCCATGCGTCTGCCGGCGGCTCGTCCACGGGCACGTCAGGGGCCTTCGCGGGGGTCTTTAGCGCCTCACCGATCGGCGTCAGCTTGGCCTTGAGCGCGTCGGTCAGGTGCCCGGCGTCCTTGGCTTGTTGCCACACCTTCCGCCAGCCGTCGATGTCGGTGGCTGCCTTCGCCAGGGCCACGTAGTCGGGTGTGGCGGGCGCATCGGGGAGGGGCTGGACGGTGTGGTTCTCCTTCTTGCCACGGGTCTCGGTCAGCGCGAGCTTCATCGGCTTCGTGATGTGGGAGAGGTGCGAGACCCTGATCCCGCCGACTTCCTGGCCGGCCCACTTGACCTTCTCGTCCCGGTACAGCGTCATGCGCCTGCCGACGTAGGCGTCTGACTCCTTGCCCCACGCGGTGACCAAGATCCGCAGGACGGTCTTGCTGGGGCGGAACGGCCTACCGGGCAACTCGGCGAGGTGAATGTCGACCGGCTGCTCGGACGAGGACTTGACCACTACCTCGCCGACCGTGAAGGTGCGCGGGCCGGTGAGCAGGTCTTCGGCATTTAGCTGGTCAGATTTTGGGATGATCGTGTTGGAGAGGTCCATCACACGACCTCCCATTCGATGCCGACCGACTTGAGGCCAGCGGAGATGCGCTCGTAGAAGTCGTCCGGGTAGGGGGTGCCGTCCTCGTGGTCGGCGGGCCAGACGTAGATGCTGATGTCTTCGCCAAACTCGTTAGCCATGTCAGAACTCCAGTTCGAGGTATTCGTCGGCGAGGTAGCCGGGCGGGGGGACGAGTTCGATGCCGTCCGAGTAGCCGGGCCAGATGCCGGTCTCGGTGCATTCGCGGAAGACGGCGCACGCCTCATCGACGCGCTTCCTGCCGACCATCAGGGCGTTGTCGTCCAGTTCGTGAACGGTGATGAGGTACGGCGGCGTCGTCTCCTGCGCGATGAACAGGAACTCGACCAGCTCGGCCAGCTCGGCT